TTGGTGGTGCTTTGGGTGGACAAGACCCACAGTTACGCATGATTGGTTTGCAACAGCAAATCTTGAGTGAACTTGACCCAAGTGACCCTGAACAACAATTGAGAGTTGCTCAGAAATATGCCCAAACTGCTCCTGAGTTAGCAATGAAGATTGCTGAAAGTGCTCGTAAATCAATGTCTGAAATGGCTTTGACTACTCAACGACTTCGTGAAAAACAAGGTGCTGACCCATTTGAACAATTGCTTCGTTCAGGTAAATACACTCCTGCAAGCATGGCAACTTATAAGGTTAGCGGAAATGTTGCTGACCTAAGAGAAGTTGAAAGTCCAGACAAAGTACCAGCAGACATCCAAAAAGCTCGTTTGGTTGCACAAAGCAAAGGACTTAAAGAAGGAACTAAAGAATATAACGATGAAATTGTTAAACAACTTGAAAAAACAGACAAAGAAAGAAACATTGCTTTTGGAACAGAAGCTGAAAGAAAATCTAAAACAATGTATGGCAAACCCTATGCTGAATTAACTCCTGAAGAATCAGGAAAAGTAGATGCGGCTGTTGAAAAATCAGAAAGAGAAAAAGCAAAAGCAGGAACTTCTCCACAACAAATGCAAGGCAAGGCAATTTTGGCTAACAAAGCAAAACTTGCAGAAACTGTTGAAACAGACGCTTATGGCGCATCTGATCGGTTAACTCTTGCAAGAAATCTTAAAACTCTTTTGCCACAAGCATTTACAGGACTTGGTAGTGATGTTGCATTGGATGCAAGCAGATTAGCAGAAGTATTTGGTATAAACATACAAGGTGTTCCAGCATCACAAATTATTGACACTATTTTGGGTGAATTAACAATTGGTGCGGCATCAAATCTTAAAGGTTCTTTGTCTGATAAAGATGTAAAGTTCTTAAAAGAAACCATTGGCTCAAGAGGTTTGTCATTACGAACTTTGCAATATGTTGCAGATAGGATTGAAGAAAATGCTTTGATTGATAATGCCGCCAATGATGCGCTTGCAACTTATCTTGACCAAGGTGGAGATTTGAACAAATATAATTTTCCTGCGGAAAGAAAGAAAATAACTGAACAAATTAGAAAAGATAAAAAACGGCTTCAAGAACTTAGAGAAAAACAACAAAAATCTTAATAATAATTTGTCGTTATAAAGGAATCAATCATGGCATTAAAACCTGCTGAACAACAAGAGTTAGAGGCTCTTGAACAACAATATGGGTCTGTTTTTGACCAGCCAAAACCTCCACAATCATTTGGTCAAAGAGTAACTCAATTTGGTCAACAATTAGGTCGGGCCACAGTACAGGCTTTGCCAGAAATTGGGGGCTTGGTTGGTGGCGCATTAGCAACAGCAACAACACGAAGCCCTATTGCTGGGGCAGAAGCAAGAGCAGGTACAGCAGGACTAATTAGAGGTTTAGTAGGCACAGGTGCTGGTGCTCTTACTGGCACAGCCACAAAACAACAAATTGAAGCCTTCCAAGGCAAGAGTCAACCATTAACTAAGCAATTTGCTGAACAGTTATCAAACACAATAAATGAAGTAACTATAGATGCGGCAGGAAATGTAGTCTTTAAATTAGGTGGAAGCTTATTTAAAGTTGCAAAAGAAAAGTTGGCTTCTAAAGGTTTATTTACAACAAAAGCTACACCAGATATAGAAATAAAAAGACAAGTTCAGGCTTTGTTGGAAGAAGAAGGATTCGGTGGTTTAACTCGCTTTCAAGTAAAACCAACAACCACATCTGGACTTGTTGAATCAATAGGTAGAGGCGGTGTAGCTGGAAAAGGCACATTTGCAAAACTTGAAGAAGCAAATACAACAGCATTGCAAAACAAAAGAGATAAAATCTTAAATGAATTTACTCCTAAAATTATTGATGATGTAGAGGCTGGTAAAAGTTATAAAGAGGCAATAAAAGACGCTCAATCTGGATTAAGTTTAGCGGCTGAAGAAGCTTATGGGGTAATTGAAAGAGCAGGTAAAAATGTTTCTGTAGATGTAAGTCCGATAGCAAATGAAGCTTTGAAACGATTAAAAGAAGCATCTGATATTTCTAAGTCAGGAACTCCTAACATTGCTTTGGGCGACCAAGTTGTGACTCAATTAAGAAATATTGCTGATCTAAAAGGCAATATAACTTTTACTCAGGCGCACAAATTGCGTTCTGATTTAAATGCTCAATTAAGAGATGTTCAAAATGAATTTGGAGCAAATAGTCCATTAGTGGCTGTATTGACTCAAAATATTAAAGCAGTTGAACAAGCTATGGATTTATCGGCATCCAAGTTAAATCCAAAACTAAAAGAAGCTTATAGAGAAACATCAAATTTCTATAGAGAAAGTCTTACTGAGTTGTTTCCAGAATCTTTAGCCAAACTTAACAATAAAACTGTTGAGCGAGTAGGCGACACTATATTTGCTACTGGTAATGTTACAGAGATAGAGCAAATGTACAAATCCTTGGAAAGAGCGCAAACAATCAATCCAAAATTAAATGTGGATGAAATTAAAGGTTCTTTGCAAAAAAATTATCTTTCTGGTTTAATAGGAACTGAAGGTCAAGAAACTGCAATTGCATCGTTGTTATCTCTTGATAAAAAATTACAGGATAAAAAATTTAAACGAACATTTGAAGCCGCAATACCTGATGAAGAAATACGAAATAACATTAAAACACTTGCAAATGCCGCAAAATTAAGTCAAGCGAAACCTCAAAACACCTTTTCTCTTGCTCTTGCGTCTGCTCAAGCTGATTCGGCTCAAAAAGTGTTGTTAGGCATAACAGCAGGTGCATCTGTTGCTGGAGGAATAGGATTAGTAGGGACAGTTTTATCTGCTGGTGGAATTCTTTTGACACCTCTAGCTTTGGCAAAATTTGCAACTAGCAAAGGCGGTGTCAAGGAATTGCTAAAAGCAGAACAAACATATTCTCAAGCACTTAAAGCTACAGGAGAAGAAAGAACAAAGTTGGGTTTAAAAACACTTGGCTTGATGAATGAAGCGTATAAAACGGCAGGGATAACAGAAGAAGACTTGGGTATTGCCAAGCCTGAACAAGCCAATCAAGCCATGACACCTGATGAGCTTAAAGAGTTAGAAATGCTAGAACAAAGATATCGCTAAGGACACAAAATTGACCCGATTAGTATTTGCCTCCTTGCGGCAGGACTTGTCAAGCAGATTCAAGCTGGCTGTGACCTGTACAAGCAAGCCAAAGAGTCCTTCATGGAGGTCAAGTCAACTATTGATGAGGTTGCTGGCGTTTATAAGGAAGTTACTGGATTTTGGAGTAAATTTAGTAATTTCTTCAAGCCCAAGGCAAAGCAATCAACGCCCAAGCCTGTGGCGAAAAAGAAGGAAAAGTTCGTTGCTGTTGACGAAACCCAAGTCAAAGTTGATATTGTCAAGAATCTGACTGAGTTTTTCAGGCTTCAAGAGCAGTTAGCGGCACATATAAGGGAAGAAGAAGAAAAGAGTTTGACTGTTTATGACCCTGACCAAAACCACATGGAAGCGGCTTTAAAGAGGGTGATGGCACAGCAAGAGATGGATGCGTTGGTGGTGCAGATTCGTGAGTGCATGGTGTATCAAAGCCCTCCTGAGATGGGCGCACTGTACTCAGAGGTCTTCAGCATGAAAGACAAGATTGAGGAGGAGCAGACTCAGGCAAGGTTGAAGCAAGAGGCGATCAAGAGGCAAGAGGCATGGCTACGCAAAGAGGAAGAAAGAAACCTACAAGCAAAGCTGGCGGCAGTGGTAGCGACTTTTATATTCCTCCTTTACCTGTGGATGTGGTTCCTGTTCGTAAGCCATTGGGGGAAGAAGTAATGGGTTGGATTGCGGCTTGCGTACTGATTGCTTTGCTCTTGCCTTTAATGGCATTTCTTTATCTTGACATCTTGGAGACTAAGAATGAGGCTAAGACTCAGGTTGAAAAGGTTGAGAAGTTGAGAAGACAAGTTGAACAAAAAGATAGGGAGAAAGAGAAATGAGAGTAATTTGTTTGATTGCGTTGACACTTTTGATGGGTTGCGATGACAAGTTTAGGTATCCTTGCCAAGACCCTCGCAATTGGGATAATTTGGACTGCAAGCCCCCTGTTTGTGTTGCAACTGGAACTTGTCCTGAGCAACTTGTTAAACCTGAAGCGGAGAAAAAATAATGCCTACAGTTGGATACAAGCCTAGCACTCGCATGACTGCTGAAGAAATTGAGGTAAGGATTTGGGCAATGGTGATTCTTGCCTTGTTGATTGTTTTGGTGGGTTCTATGGGTATGTTCTTGTACTCTGTGACCTATGTAACTCAACCCATGTCAGGCATGGCTCCGATTGACAAGGTTTACACACAGCAAATCAGCACCATTATGGTGTTTGTAACTGGTGTTTTGGGTGGCGTGGCTGGTCGTAGTGCTGTTTCAGCCAGTGCTAAGGCTATTGCCAAGGCTCAGGCAGACGATGGTGACGAGCCAAAGTTGGAAGCCAAAGAATGAGTGTATTGAACCCGTATGTGCTTCTTGGCATCGTAGTGGCGATGCTGAGTGCCTTTGGCGGTGGTTATTACAAGGGTGGGCAAGACGAGTTTGCCAAACAGCAAATGGAGATTGCCCGACTTAACCAAGAGGCTAGGCAAAAGGAACAGGCACTGGTGACTGCGGTGCAAAATCAAGCAACTGAACTGGTAAAGGCAAACAAGAATGCAAAAGTCGTTATTCAAAAGCGTGATTCTGACATCAACTCTGGTGCTCTCAGGTTGCGGATTCCTGTCAAAACGCCCTCCTGCCCAACCTTATCAGCCACCTCAGATGCCCCCATTGCCGAGCGATCTGACCCCCCAACAGCCGAACTTCAGCCAGAGGTTGCTAGAGATATTCTCGCCATCACAGACGAAGCCGACCTCACCGCCAGAAAGCTCAACGCCTGTATTGCCACCTACAATCAAGTCAGAGAGATGATTAACCAGAAGGAGAGCAAATGAACAGTGAACAGTTAGCCCAAGCATTGAAGATAACGCCTATTAAGGCAGAGGAGTGGATAGATGCAATCAATGAAACTTTTGATCGTTTCGATATATCAACGCCTGAGAGACAAGCTTGTTTTTTGGGGCAATGCGCTCATGAAAGCGGTGGATTCACTGCTCTCAAAGAAAACCTGAACTATAGTGCAGAGGGTTTGACAAAGGTTTGGCCTAAGCGTTTCCCTAGTTTGGATGTGGCGCAACCTTACCACCGCAATCCTGAGAAGATTGCCAATAAGGTCTACGCTGACCGTATGGGCAATGGAAATGAAGCCTCTGGAGAGGGTTTTAAGTACCGTGGTAGGGGTTTGATTCAGTTGACAGGCAAAGACAATTACAGGGCTTGTGGAGAGGCTTTGGGAGTTGATCTACTGGATAACCCTGACTTGGTGTCATCTCCTCAGTATGCCGCCTTGTCAGCAGGGTGGTTTTGGGACAAGAATAAGCTGAATCAGTTTGCCGATGCCAACGATATGACGGGTTTGACCAAGAGAATCAATGGCGGTACACATGGTTTGGACGACAGGGTTGCCCGAACCCAGACTGCCATTGATGTTTTGATGGCTTAGTCGTCAAAGAAGTGGAGTATTACCCAAATACCTAGTACGAGTAATGCTCCACCAAATGCCAAAAGAATTATTATGTTAAGTACATTTTCAATCATCTTGGCTCTCCAATCATCTGTTTTGTGTTGAATAAGTCCTTGTACTGAGGATACTTAGCTTGCCAGAGTCGAGCATAAAAAGCAATGTAGTCGTTGCTGATCTTGAAGTCTGAACCTGTTGTGACTATGGTGACTTCCCACCTGATTCTGTTGATTATCAGCCAGTGACTGACCTTCTTGCGCCCTAGTCCTACTGCTTCTAGAGCAAACTTCTCGAAATACTGCCAAACCTGTGGGTTTTCCTTATGCCATTCCCACCAGATTTGCTTGCGTTCTTCAAAACTCAAAGTCATATCAACTCCTATCAAAGTTAGTGGGTACTCACTTGCGCTTTCCCCTCCGTTCTAATTAAAACGGGACATCCGAATCCATGTCCTCAATCTTGGCTTTAGGCTTGCTTTGAGGCTGTGGTTGGTCGTCTTTAGGGCTGACTGCTAGTCCCATGAACTTGCCGTTCTTGCCCTCTTTAATCCATGCTGACAGCCAGAAGTCCTGTCCATCAACACGAA